AACAAAATTATCCTTAAAATCTTCAACTAGTTTGTAAAATTCTCCACCAGGGAGTAATGTACTAAAGAAATTTGACATAGCTTCTTCTTCGACAGGACTCATTTCTGTTGATGGCATTACAGAAGCTGTGTAAAGAGGTTTTTCGCCTCTATCAGATTCAAAATCTTCTGGCAAACCAAGACTTCCAGATTCTAATCCAAGTTCATTTTCTACGCCAGCAGAGCTTGCCCTAATATCTTCCATCAAAGACTTTTCAAATTCATCGGATTCTTCAGCAGGTTCAACAGCAGCTCGTTTTTTGTTTATAGACTCTATAAAATTCTTTCTTCCTTCGATACTTTTTAATTCACCAACTTTTTGCTCCATTTCAGTTAAAATAGGAGCCCATTTCTTTGGGTCATCTTTATTTTGTTCAAGGCGAAGAGTATATTCATTTTCCAATCTTTGTATTTCTTCATCTACTAACTGAGTTTTTGCTTTTTCAGATAATTTTTCAATCTTCTTTTTTTGATCGGGTTTTAATTTTTGACTTGATTTTTTTAACATCTCTGTATCAAATTCGTCCCCAACCTGATCTTTTGTTTTTCCTGAATACTTCTTTTTCTTTTCACTATAATATCTTTCTTTAGATTGATCATATAATTTATCTTTCATTATACCTTGCATCAATTCTTTTTGTTGTAGAATTCTATGGGATTTAGCTTCTTCTTTCTGTTCCTTTCTTGCTTGTAACCACTGAGCTCCAATTATTAATGCAGGAGAATCAATTAAGACACCAGCTACACTAGCCATTGTAGCATATTTTCTTGACCCAGTAAATTGCTTTTTAATTTTACCTTTTACTGTTTGTTCAGGTGTTATAAGTTTTCCTGATTTTTTCTTTATTACACCTTTTCTTTGTTTAAATTCTTTCAATGCATTTGTATTCATAACAGTCAACATATCATTTAGACTTTTGTATTCAACGTTTGTTAGTTGACCATTTGTATTTAATGCAGTAATTACTTTTCTGATATTTCGAATTGATTCCAAATTTTCTTGTGCATCTTCAGCTGTATTTGAAAGTATAATAGAATCAGCTAAATCATTCATTGAATCGGCAAGCGCGTATGCACCAGAAGAAAAATCATCTGGGTCTACACGTTTTTTAGAAATGAGATTGAGTTTATTCCTCATTGATTTTTCAAATTCAGCTAATTTATTATTTTTATTGATCATTTAAATCCTCATTAAATATTTATAATGGAGGACCTTTTTTAGCCTTTTTCTTTTTAAGATATTCGATAGTTATCCCCTTCCAAATATCTCTTTCATATACCGTCATACCATTTATGTCAGCTAATGAAAATAATTTGCTTCTAGATAAAAGATCAAAATTCGTTTTAAAATAGTCTATTACGGAAGTATAATCAACTACAAGTCTAAAAAACGGAGTAGATCTCTTTCTACGAGTTTATTGTCATTAAGACATTTTGTGCATTTCCATTCTAATTCAAAATATGGTTTTGGTTCATTGACAAACCACTCTTTAATTTTTACAATGTCTTTTTTGGATAAATTATTATCTGTCCATTCTATTGCTTCTTTCGGTGTTTTGAAATCGTATCTGGTATCACCCTCAAGGAAGGCAACAATATGACTTTGAATTAATTCCATTTCAGCAATAGTTCTGTTCTTTACAATATCTTTATTATCCTTGCTAGATAAACTACGCATATAATCAACCGTAGGATATTGAAGTTCAAGTCCTCTTGTAGGTGTTAATCTGACAATCTTATCCTTATTGACATTCAAATTTTCAATTTTTTCAATCTCACTTAATTTGAACAGAACACCTTTGTCAATATAAGGTTCACCATCAGAATCTAAACACTTATCATTTTGGCAAGGTACATTGAGATAAATAGATTCACCCTTTGAAATTTTCATAATTTCAAGAAAAGACCATATCATATCATTGTAACTCATTTTAGAGACATTAAAATTTGTTGGTTTAATTACACAATTTTCAACAACTCTGATTAATCCATCTAAAAATTCACTTGTTTCTTCCGATTCTTTCCCTATTAGCCAGATCTTTTCTTCTTTAACTAAAGCAGGTCTAATTTCAACCATGCTCCCGGCACTGGGTAGTTTCTTTTGATAAGTTTCCAATTGAATTTTTTGTATATCGTTATTCATCATAAACCTCCTATGTTAATATATATATAAGTGTATTCTTAAGCGTCTTTAAGTAAATTTGTGATTTCAAAATCCCAATATTTAAATGTAACAGTAAATTGCATAGGCTCATCAACTTTCTCATAACCAAGACTAATATCAGCCAGATTTGTAGGATAAACTTCTCTTATTTTGTATTCTCTAACTGGTACTAAGGCTTTGTTAAGAATTGTAATAGCCATATCACAAACGTAATCTTTGTAATAGCTAACAGTAAAAGTGCTTTTATTTACAATCTGATCAATCCATTCTTCAAATGCTCTTCGAATTTTTAAATCTTTATCACAGATAAATGAAATTGTAATAGGATCAAAATCAATTGAACTTGCAATATCTTTTTTCATCCCCCATAAAGCCATAGAATTAGTTCTTACTTCTTGTCCCGGGACATTTACAGAAGAAACAAGATATTTATATTCATTATTGGGGAAAATAGATAGAAATTCTGTTCTAGTGAATTTAATGTGATAACGACTTGAAGAAGCTAACCCTTCAATATTTGATTTATAATCATCTACAGTATTAGACATAATACTCCTTGAAAAAAAAGGGGGAAATTGCTTTCCCCCACTGATTTGCGTTAAATCTTAGCCCCTCTTGTTGTCTCAGATTCCCAGTAATCATATGCGAAATTAACTGTATATTCTTCTGGAGAATCATTTGTATCCCAGTTTAATGCAATAGCACCACCAACGTTTGTTGGTATGCATCCAACCATGTGATATGTTTTGATAATATTGTGTTTACCATCGAGATGGTCAACACGCATATTTCTCTTAACATCATTTGCATTAATTGTTGAAATATTATCAACTGCTCCATTTACTAGCTCAGCCCACTCTTCCAGTTTCTTTCTGATTGTGAAGTTTAAATCGTTGTAAACTTCAACTGACCAATCATCGAAACTAGAATCTCCTGGAAAGACGATCTTTCTACCCATATAACCAACTTTGAAGTTGCCAATTGTTCTTGTTGGAACTTCAGAAGCTTTGCATAAAAACTGCATTATGGATTCACTACCGGTTGGGAAAACAAGAGTGACTTGGAATAGATTTGGCCTAGATAAACTATTAACAGCTGACCTGAATCGATCTACATCCATTCTGTTTTCCTCCTTTACAAGATTTTATGAGGAACTGTTAGCTTTGACACTAACAGTTCCTCTTTACTTTCAATCAATACTATCACTCGTTTATAGAGTGATTGTGATCATCCTGTAATAGAGTTCAGCACCGAATGGATTCTCGCCTAAACCATATCTGGTGTGGAACCAGATTCTGTTTTGACCATCTTCCTCACCAATGCCTTTCTTTACGTATACAGGAACATATGGGCAATAATATAAACCGGTATCCCACTCGCCGCCCTTGTAACCAATGGAAACGTAATCAGAAGTAGCGTACATATCGCAATAGACTTTGTACTTGCCACCTAAGGTTCCCATGAATGCATTGGCGCCGAGGTTGACATCAGCTAACCCACCAGAAACACCTTGACCAGCAGCGATCCAATGGCGCATAGTCTCGAACTCAGAAATGACATCCAGAGATGCAACAATGATATTGCCGCGGCCTCTCATTGTGGTTTTTGCAATCTGGTTTGAAACTTTGTTGATATTACCATACATTTCATAAGTACGTTCCATTGCCCATCTGCCAGGGGTACCATCGGTGCTGTAATTCCAAGAAGAAGTGCCACCTAGAGCAGCTTTCTCATTCCACTTATCAAGGAACTTTTTGTTCATCTCAGCGATGATTTCCTGAGACATAATCTTGGTTAGCTCAGTATCGGCATCCAGATTCTGTTGAGCTTTTAAGTCCTGTTGGAGTTCATCAGTGTACTTAGCTTTTAGTTTGTAGCTATCAGCGGTAACTGTGGTTTTGA